CAGGTCCAAGTGACGCGTCTCAAAAATATTTGGGACTTAAAAATTCATATGAATCAGAAAGTGAGTTAGTTGATGAGGACTGGCAATCAGTTAATCGTAAAGATAAAACTGATGGTTTAAGTCAAAAAGCAGTAAATGCATACCGTAGTGAAAATCCAGGATCTAAACTTCAAACAGCAGTTACTGAAAAGAAACCAACTGGTAAAAGAGCACAACGCAGAAAAAACTTTTGTAGTCGTATGTCTGGAATGAAAGCAAAACTTACTTCTGCAAAAACATCAAGAGATCCAGATTCAAGAATTAACAAAGCACTTCGTCGTTGGAATTGCAATTAATCTATTTTAATATAATACTATGGCAATTCAAGATATTCAACTCAAACAAGGTGATGCCTACCTCTCTAATCCAAATTTAAAAAGGGCAAATACTTCTATTCAGTGGTCTGAAGAGCAGATTATTGAATTTTTAAGATGTAAGGACGATCCTGTTTATTTTGCGGAAAATTATGTAAAGATTGTGAATGTTGATGAAGGACTAGTTCCTTTTAATATGTATCCATTTCAAAGAAAATTGATTCGGAATTTTCATAATCATAGATTCAATATCTGTAAGATGCCGCGTCAGGTTGGAAAGTCTGTTACTACAGTTTCTTATCTTTTACACTATATCGTCTTCAACGATAATGTAAATATTGGCATTCTAGCAAACAAAGCATCAACATCTAGAGAACTTCTTGGAAGATTGCAATTATCTTATGAGAACCTTCCAAAATGGATGCAACAAGGTATTGTATCCTGGAATAAAGGTTCATTAGAATTAGAAAACGGATCAAAAATTGTTGCAGCATCTACCTCAGCATCTGCAGTTAGGGGAATGTCGTTCAATATTATTTTCTTGGACGAATTTGCATTCGTTCCAAATCATATTGCAGATGAGTTCTTTGCATCAGTTTATCCCACAATTTCATCTGGTAAAACTACTAAAGTTATTATAGTTTCGACGCCAAAAGGTATGAATCACTTCTACCGAATGTGGCACGATGCTGAAAGAGGTAAAAGTGAGTTTGTTGCAACAGAAGTTCATTGGTCTGAAGTTCCTGGTAGAGATGAAAAGTGGAAAGAGCAAACAATTGCAAACACAAGTGAAGAACAATTCAGAGCAGAGCACTTATGTGAGTTTTTAGGATCTGTTGGAACACTTATTAATCCAACAAAATTAAAAATACTTGTTTATGATGATCCAATAAAAAGAGGAGATAAAGGATTAGACATCTACGAAGATCCAAAGGAAGATCACGATTACTTAATGACTGTTGATGTTGCAAGAGGAATTGGTAATGATTACTCTGCGTTTGTTGTTTTTGATATTACCAACTTCCCATATAAAGTTGTAGCAAAATATAAAAATAATGAAATTAAACCTATGCTATTTCCAAGTATTATTGAGAAAGTTGCAAATGGATACAATCATTCTTGGATATTGATTGAAGTTAATGATATAGGAGATCAAGTTGCAAATATTCTTCACTTTGATTTGGAATATGATAATGTTTTAATGTGTGCTATGAGAGGTAGAGCAGGACAACTTGTTGGGTCCGGATTTAGTGGGAAAAAATCTCAACTTGGTGTCAGAATGACTGCATCGGTTAAAAAACTAGGATGTTCTAATCTCAAACTATTAATTGAAGATGATAAGTTAATAGTTAATGATTATGATATTATTGCAGAATTAACTACATTTATTCAAAAACACAATTCTTTTGAGGCAGAAGAAGGATGTAATGATGATTTGGCGATGTGTCTTGTAATTTTTTCTTGGCTAGTCGCTCAAGAATATTTTAAAGAGATGACGGACAATGATGTTCGCAAAAGAATCTATGAAGAGCAAAAAAATCAAATAGATCAAGATATGGCACCATTTGGATTTATATCTGACGGTTTAGATGAAATGAATTCATTTGTCGATAGTGATGGAGATAGATGGCATGCTGATGAATATGGAGATCGCTCATATATGTGGGAATACTCTTAAATGAATTGGGATATTGATGATCAAATCAATACTCAACATTTACTTTTTTCGGAAAGAAACTGTAGAGTTTGTAAAAAAACAAAAATTCTTATAGATGATTTTTATCTAACTCGTAAAGGGAAAGGTGCCTTTGCATCAGCATATTCTTATGAGTGTAAAGAATGCACTAAAAAAAGAATTATTCTCAGTAGAAAATCAAATACAAAGTCATTAGAGTTTGAATATCCTAACTGGTAAAGGTGTTCATGGATTGTTTCCCCGATGTAAATAGTATTTTTAATAAATATTTCTAGAGTAAATTTGGATCGCGAGGAAACACAGATGCCTCTAAACTTAGCATCTCCTGGAATTGTAGTAAGAGAGGTTGATTTAACTATCGGTAGAGTTGATCCAGTTTCTGGATCAATTGGAGCGCAGGTAGCACCTTTTGTGAAGGGTCCTGTGGGAGTCCCTCAATTAATAGAAAGCGAGAATGACTTATATCAGACTTATGGACAACCATATCCTGTAGATAAGCAATATGAGCACTGGATGGTGGCATCATCTTATCTTGCTTATGGTGGGGTAATGCGAGTTATAAGAGCAGATGATCAACAATTAAAGAATGCTTTTGTTGGTACTGCATCTAGTATAAAAATTAGAAGCGAAGAACATTATAATCAATTGGGATATGATGAAAATACGATTACTAATGTAACCGTTGCTGCAAGAAATCCTGGATCATGGGCAAATGGAATTAAAGTTGCCATAATTGATGGTAAAGCAGATCAAATTTTGACTGGAATTACTACTACAACTATTGAAGTTGGATATGGTTTCAGTGCTATAGTTCCTTCTGGAACAATTATTGCAGGTTCTGGATCAACATCAATTCTTACTGGATACTTTAAGGGAGTAATTACTGAAATTGGTGTAGATCAAATTTCAACTAAATTGGTAAGTATTGTTTCAACAGCAGGAACAGAAACTGCGGTTGACTATCAACAAAATGGTGTTTATGCTCTACCAAATACTGGATCAGTTGCTATTCATACAAACGGATCCTCTACCCCATTTGCAACAAGATCTTATACTGGAGAATCTGACTGGTTTGAACAGCAAACCATTAACTTAAGTGTTGGCACTATTGAATGGGATGCAATATCTAATAGACCTTCAACATCTTCATTTGTTGCTGGAAGAGGAGGAAGATTTGATGAAGTTCATGTCATCGTAATTGATGATTCTGGTGAAGTTACAGGAAATGCTGGAACAATTTTAGAAAAGCATCTGGCACTTTCAAAAGCAAAAGATGCCGAATATTCAGTAGGAAGTCCATCTTATTGGAGAAAGTATCTTGAAACAAATTCAAGATATATTTTTGGTGGTTCGCAACCAGTTGGAGTAGTTACAACTGGATTCAGCGGTAATGGCGCTGCAGAGTTTGAATTAAATACTGATACTGGTTGGGATCAGGATTCAGCAAATGTAATTTTTGCAGGATCTGGATCAAATACATATTCTTTATCTGGTGGTACAAATTATGGTGGTAAAACTGATCTAACTACATCAGGAGCTCTTTTCTCTGGACTAGATGATATTATTAGTGGTTATACATTATTTGAAAATACTGAAGAAACTGAAGTTGATTTCATTTTAATGGGATCAGCAAACTATCCAAAAGAACAGGCACAAGCACTCGCTAACAAATGTATTGCTGTTGCCGAAGCAAGAAAAGATGCAGTTGCATTTATTTCACCATATAGACAATCATTCTTAAATGATTCATCTGTTGGTACTGTAACTGTAAATGATATTGATACAATTACAAATAATGTTGTTGGATTCTATTCTCCAATAACATCATCAACTTATGGCGTTTTGGATAGTGGTTATAAGTACATGTATGATCGCTTTAATGACACTTTCCGATATATTCCATTAAATGGTGATATTGCTGGAACTTGTGCAAGAACCGACATTCAACAGTTTCCATGGTTCTCTCCAGCAGGAACTGCAAGAGGAGCAATTCTAAATGCAGTTAAACTTGCATATAATCCAGGTAGGAGACAGAGAGACATTCTCTACTCAAATAGAATTAATTCGGTTATCTTTTCACCAGGTGCTGGAATTGTTCTGTTTGGCGATAAGACTGCATTTGGCAAATCATCAGCATTTGATAGAATTAATGTTCGCAGACTCTTTATTTACCTTGAAGATGCAATCTCTGCTGCTGCAAAAGATCTCTTATTCGAGTTCAACGACGAAATTACGAGAACAAACTTTGTAAATATTGTTGAACCTTTCTTACGCGATGTTCAATCCAAGAGAGGTATCTTTGATTATGTTGTTATTTGCGATCAAACAAACAACACTGCATCAGTTATTGATGCTAATGAATTTGTTGCTGATATCTACATTAAGCCAGCAAGATCGATTAACTTCATCGGTCTAACCTTCATTGCCACCAGAACTGGTGTTGCATTTGAAGAAGTAATCGGTTCCGTTTAATTTAACTAGAGGTTAAAAATCATGCCAGCCAGAAATCAGATTAATCCACCCCCACTAAGAAAGATTACCGACTTTAAGAGTAAGCTAACAGGTGGTGGTGCTCGCGCAAACCTCTTTGAGGTTGTTCTTACTTTTCCAGATGCTGCTCAACCAGACTCTGCTGTTCTCGATAAATCAAGATTCTTAGTCAAAGGTGCAAACTTACCAGCATCTAATGTTGCTCAAATTGAAGTTCCTTTTAGAGGAAGAGTTTTAAAAATTGCAGGTGACAGAACTTTTGATTCTTGGACTGTTACAGTTATTAATGATACTGATTTTTCCATTCGTTCTGCTTTTGAGAATTGGATGAATACGATAAATAGAGTTTCTGATAACACAGGTCTTACCAATCCAGCAGATTATCAATCAGACGCTTATGTCTATCAACTTGATCGTGATGGATCTGCATTAAGATCTTATCGTTTTTATGATGTATTCCCAACGCAAGTTGCACCAATTGAACTTTCATACGATTCTCAAGGAATTCAAGAATTCACAGTTGAACTTCAAGTTCAATATTGGGAAGCGACTAAAGGTACTGGTACAAATGCTGGTGGTGAAGACATCAACTAAATAGTAAAATAACAAGAGTTTAAATTTTATAATATGGCAAAACTTTTTGGTTTTTCTATTGATGATAAGAAAAATATATCTCCTTCCATAGTATCTCCAGTTCCTGAAACTAATGAGGACGGGGTTGATAATTATATTGCTAGTGGATTTTATGGACAGTATCTTGATATTGAAGGAGTTTATAGATCAGAACACGATTTAATTAAAAGATATCGTGAAATGTCACTTCACCCAGAGTGT